GTATTTAAGATTGATATCGGTAATATACCACCAAATGAAGTTGACAATTATATGCAAAGAATCATCAACAAGATGAAGAAAACACCAGTTATTGATGAGAACACGGGTGAATATAATCTAAAATATAATATGCAAAACTTAACAGAAGATTTCTTTATGCCAGTTCGTGGTGGAGATAGTGGTACAGAGATATCTGAGTTAGGTGGTATTGATTATGATTCAACAGAAGACATTGAATATTTGAAAAACAAATTATTAGCATCTCTAAGAGTTCCAAAAGCATTCTTAGGGTTTGATGAAAATGTCGGTGGTAAAGCAACACTTGCAGCAGAAGATGTAAGATTTGCAAGAACCATAGAAAGAATACAAAGAATTATCGTATCAGAGTTAACAAAGATTGCAGTTGTTCATTTATATTCACAAGGATATACAGATGAAGACTTAGTAAACTTTGAATTAGAATTAGCAAGTCCTTCAACAATGTATGAACAAGAAAAGATAGAGTTGTTAGGACAGAAAGTCACATTAGCTCGTGATATGATACAAGATAAAATTTTACCTACTGATTGGGTGTATGATAATGTTTTCAATTTTTCAGATGAACAAAAAGTTGAAATTGAAAATCAAATTATTGATGACCAAAAACAAAAATTCAGACATTCACAGATTGAAATGGAAGGTAATGACCCAATGGAAACTGGAGACGCAATTGGAACACCAAGTGATATGGCAGCAGTGGGTATCGGACAAGACGATGCTCAAACACCACCTGATACCATAGCAGGTTCCGTATTCGACCCATTCCAAGATGAAGAGAAGGAAGATGAACGACCAGAAGATGAGCAAGGTGGAAGACCACAAGAAATGAATAAACCATTCAAAGATAGTGGAGCAAGAGGACGAGACCCATTAGGAAAACAAACTAAAAATCGTAGACCTTTAGCATTAGCACACTTTGACGCATTAAAAAAGTCTATGGGTAATAAGTCAAAAAGCATAATAAATGAAACTAAAAAAGTAGATGAAATGAAAAAAGAATATGATGAATATAAAGAAGAAAATGGTGTAGATTAAATACACATTTCTTAATAGTTTTATATTTATTATTACAATAAAAAGAAGAAAACTTTGGAGCCCAGATGTCTTTATATGTAAAACATAATAAGATAAAGAATACAGCTATTCTTTATGAACTTTTATCTCGTCAAATTACAGTTGACGTGTTAAATGACACAAAAGCCCCTAAATCAGTAAGAATTTTTAAAGAATTCTTTAATAAAAATACTGAAATGGGTAAAGAATACGAATTATATTCAATCTTATTAGAAAAAAAGTACAAAAATGACTCTCACGCATCTCAATTAGTCGAGGCGGTCGTGAAAAGTCGTAGAAAATTATCAAATCGTAGATTAAACAACGAAAAATATAATTTAATCAAAACCATAAAAGAAAATTATGATATAAAAGAGTTTTTTAACACTCGTATTCCTAATTTTAAGATTATGGCGTCAGTTTACAAATTGTTTGGAACTGAAACAGGTAAAGAAGACTTCGGACCAGTTCAAAGAACAGATTCAGTCATTACTATTACTGAACACATCACTCAAAACACTACACATAGTAATAAAACTAACAAAGTAGTGAAAGAATTCAAAGAACAAGGAAAAGACTTAAGATTATTAAGTTATCAATTGTTAGTTGACAAATTTAATTCAAAGTACAAGACTCTAAATGAGAATCAAAAGAACTTATTGAAAGAATACATCAATAATGTATCTAATACAAATTCATTAAAAGGATTTATCGATTCAGAAGTAGTAAAAATCAAAAAAGCTCTAAAGTCATTACTACCAAAAGTAAACGATAAGATTACTAAGATTAAATTATCAGAAGCTATTGATTATACTGATAGTGCTACAAAAGGAAAAGTCGTGCAAGATAAGCATGTGGTTGCGTTAATGAGATATTATGAACTGATTAAGGAAATAAAAAATGTCCAGACGCGAAAAAATAGCTAAGATAAAAGAAATTATCAAACAATTAGTTGTTAAAGAACTTGAAGAAGCTTCAACAACTTATTCAGCAGGTATTTCACCAGGCGGACCAGGCCATTACTTTACACCAATGGCATTTAGTGGTGGTAGAAAAAAAGATAAAAAGAAAAAGAAAAAAATAGCAAGAGCAGCTGGAATGAAGCCAGTAAATGAATCACAACCATTTGCAGACTTTACACAATTTCCAAAACTAACAAGAGACCAACAAGAATCTCTTGATGAATTATTTGGATTTGCAGAATCATATCAGATATATAACGCATTTGAAAATAATCCTAAAAAGTTTATCCAAACATTAAATGATATGACAAAGATTAGAAGAGCGTCTAATAAACAACCAAAAGGTGTTGGTTTTAACAAAGGTAAAAAACAATTTGTAAAAGAAGGTCGTTATCACGATTGGAGAAATGACGAATCAATGACACCAAAACAAAAGATTGGTCGTTCAATGAGAGAGATTAGAGACGCATTAAACGAATTAGACAAAACCGTAAAAATGAATCTCAAATTAAAAACAGAATTAAAAATGAGTTCCCAAGATTATTGGAAGAACACACATAAAGCACTAACTAAGATTTCAGAAAGATTAGTAAAGATGGCAAACAAAGTAGGAAATATGAAATAATGAAACAAGTTATCGTAGATTATATACCATTTAATGTAACACCAACTCAAATAAATGAGGCGTTAAAAGAAAACAACGGAAAGTTAGTTGTTAAAGGTGTATTACAAAGAGCAGAAGCAAAGAATCAAAACGGAAGAGTATATCCAAGAGAGATATTAGTTCGTGAAGCTAAAAAGTATGACGAAAATTTTGTAAAACAAAACAGAGCATTAGGTGAGTTAGACCATCCTGATAGTTCAGTTGTTAATTTACAAAATGTTTCTCACAATGTTAAGGATATGCATTTTGAAGGTGACAATTTAGTAGGTACGGTAGAAATCTTAACAACACCAAGTGGTAATATATTGAAAGAATTATTCCAAAATGGAATCAAGTTAGGTATTAGTTCACGAGGATTAGGTAGTGTCGAAATGGTTAGAGAATCCAATGGAGACCAAATATCAAAAGTAGGAGATGACTTTGAGTTAATCGCTTTTGACTTTGTATCAAATCCATCAACACACGGAGCATTTTTATATCCGATGAATGAATCAGTAGATAACACTCAAACAGGTAGAACTTGTGGTGATTATTGTAGAGCAGAAGATATAATCAACCATATTATAAGGGGTGAATAATGAAAGATTTAAGAATATTATCAGAAATCTCAACAAGATATGGAAATCGTAATATCAATGAGTTAGAATTCAAAACACCAGAGGACTTTGCAGCATACAAGAAAAAACACAAAATGAGACCAGGCACGGTTGTTAAAGTAGCCGGTAAAGATAAAGTTGTTGACGCACCTAAAGGTAAAAAAACCAAAGCAAGTGGTATAGAGTTCTCTACTTTCGGTAAAAAAGATATCAAAAGATTTGCAGATAGATATGGCGTAGAAGTTAAAAACATTAGAAGTGGTCAACAAGGTAACTTAGCAGACTTTGAAGGAGACCCTGAAAAAATTAAAAAGATGTTAACAAGCACACAATATGGAATGGAGCCAGAAGACGCTAATGATTTACTTGGAATCAAAGATAAACCAAAAGTAGACAAGAAAACAGATAAAGAAATGTCATCAGCTGCAGACAAAGCAAATATGAAAATGGATAGAGATGAAATTATGGGTTTGTTAAACGCTAAAGACGAACCTTTTGCAGAAGAAGTTTATGATATTCTTGATGATAAATTTAAAAAGATGGGTTCACTTGGTAAAGAACTTAAAATGGATGTAGATACTTTAGCAGCATATGAAATGGGTATTTATGATATGAGTGAAAAAGAATATGAACAAGGAAGAGAAGAATTAAAGAAAAAACTTGGTGATTATTATAAAAAAGAATTAGATGAAGGTATAGAAGGATTATCTAAAATTAAAACAAGATACAATAGATAATGCCAGCACTTAGTAAAAAACAACAAAAATTTATGGGGATTGTAAGGTCAATCCAAAAAGGAGAACAACCTGCTTCTGAATTTTCTAAAGACGCACAAGATGCGGCAAAAGATATGAAGAAGTCAAGTGTGAAGAAATTCGCTAAAACAAAACACAAAGGACTACCAACCAAGGTGAAAAAAGAAGACATACTAAATAAGTTAAAAGAAACTATAAGAGAAGAGTTAAAAGACTACACTTATGGTTCAGGTGACATTGTAAAAGATGTCAATCCTACTTGTCCACACTACGGCGCTATGGGTAAAGTTAAATCCGTAAATCCAAGAAGTGTTGTGTTT